CTCGACACTTGGGAAAATTCCCACCCCGAGGATATGAATACCAGGGAACAAGCCTGGTTAAGTTTGAGAAACCTGAACGATCTAAAACAACACTTCACATCTATCGTGATGACAGGTGAGTTTGATCGGGAGGGTTGAAACCCGACTACAAGGATGTAGTAGGCCGCCTTTGGGCGGCTTTTTTCATGGAGTAAAGGTATGGCCGACACGCGAGCAGCACCGGCAGTCAACACTGAAGAGGGGTCTGTTACTGAGGCCCAAAACGCATTACTCGGACTACTGGATTCGCAAGAACCCCCAGCACCCGAGGAAGCACCCCCGACCGAAGTAGATGAATCCACGGATGATCCAGAGGAATCTGTTGAGGCGGTTTCAGAGGACGAAGATTCTGAAGAAGAATTTGAGTCCGACGAGGAAGTCGAAGAAGAGGACGAAGAGGAACCCCTTTATGCCGTCAAGGTGGACGGTGAAGAACAAGAGGTAACCCTCGACGAACTTTTAAAAGGCTATTCCCGTCAATCTGCGTTTACCAAAAAAACGCAGGAGCTGTCTGAGGAACGCAAGCAAATCGAGGCACTGCAAGGTCAGTACAACCAAGAGATGCAGCAGATTCAGACAGAGCGTCAGCAATACGCGCAACACCTTCAATCAATAATCGAAAACTCCAACCTCGATCAATTTGCGAATGTGGATTGGGATCGTCTTCGGACAGAAGATCCAATCGGCTTTCTTGAAAAGAAAGAGGAGTTTCGGGAAGCACAGGAAAAAATCGCCCAAGTCCAGCAGCGACAGCAGCAGGTAGCGGCGAGGACTCAGGCAGAAACCCAAAAGCAGTGGCAAGAAGCTGTGAATACGGAACACGCCGCACTGGTAGAGAAAATGCCAGAGTGGGGTGAGCCCGAAAAGCAGCAAAAACTTGCGACTGAATTGCGGTCTTATGCCTCGTCCCAGGGCTTCACAGACCCGGAGATCGAAAACCTGATCGATCACCGTTCCTTCATCATTTTGAATAAGGCTCGGCTGTACGACGAACTTCAAAAGTCAGATCCTAAGACCAAGAAGATCCGTAACAAGCCTCGCGTCATTCGATCTGGCAAAGGAGCCAATCCGAAGGCAGATAAAAACACCAAGCGCACTGCTATGCGAAACCGGCTCAAGGAGTCAGGCCATGTCAATGATGCGGCCATGCTTCTTGAAAATCTAATCTCTTGATGTAGGAGAAACATCAAATGGCAATTGCCACCAATACCTCACTGACTTATTCGTCAGTAGCGATTCGTGAGCAGCTTGCCGATGTCATCTACAATATCGCTCCAATGGACACCCCATTTTTCTCGGGATGTTCGCGGGAAAAGGGATCGAATACTCTCTTCGAATGGCAGACTAAATAGTATTGGTCTGAGGCGCAGCAATGCGCTTATGAAAATCCGGTGAATTGCTGGAAACCCCTCTGGGGCAATCAGCAGCCAAGCGCATCAGGAATGGTGTGAAGGTTCAACGCACAGGTCATGGAGTCCAGAACGGACGGTAAAGACCCAAGAGCGCCGGACTCCCTACGGGGATGATGATATGTGCTGACCTTACGGGCAACCGTAAGAAGTGAGAGATAAAAAACTTTCACGGTAACATTTGGATACGATTGCTGCTGGCAGTGCAAACCGCCAGATCGAAGGGGACGATTCCCCAGCCGCAACTGCGAGAGCGTTGCCGACACGCTTGACCAACTACTGCTCAATTTCGCGGTATGTTGTTCAAACGTCCGGTACGGATGACTCGGTCAACTACGCTGGTCACGGCAAACATCAGGCTTATCAGCTTGCCAAACGCGGTAAGCAGATGAAGAAAGACTGGGAGTTCATGCTTGCAAACAACGTAGCGAAAGCTGCGGGGGATGCGACGGAAGCACGAGTCACCGCTGGTCTTCCTTCCTGGCTTGCAACCAACTATGTTTCGATGAACCCGACTTCGGGTTCGCCAGCCGCAGCAGCGGGAACAGGCGCAAACACAATGACAGAGGCGACCGCCACTGCTTCCATCACGGAAGCTGGCATCAAGAATGTCATTCTCGACTGTTTCAACGCTGGTGGTGAGCCGGACATGATCTATTGCCCTGCGACAATCAAACAGGCGATCTCAGGTCTGTCCAGCAATGCTGGCCCTGGTTACACGATTCAGAACAACATCAAAGGCAATGGCATGGCGACAGCGGTAAACGCCGTCGATGTGTATGTTTCCGACTTTGGTACGTTCCGAATTGTTCCAGGCAGGAACCTCCCGTCAACCGAACACGTTTTCTTCCTCGATATGGATCATTGGGGAATAAGCGTCCTTCGGGATTGGCAGGTCATCGACCTCGCCAAGACGGGTGACTCCACCAAACAGATGCTTCTGTACGAAGCTGGCCTCATTGCCAAAAATGAGAAATCTTCGGGCATCTTGGCTGACTGTAAAGCCTAAGTCGTAACCGGGGGGTGGGGCAACTCACCCCCCTTCTTTATGAAAGAACTAGAAACAAATTGTCCGAATATCAAGGACGAACACGGTGGCAAAGTTATTTTTCCTTTTGGACCGTGCATTTACCAGAATTTTATCTCTGACGAACTACGGGATTCCCTCTTATCTGCCGGAAAGAAGGTAAGAGATGAAGACCACGATTACAGAGCAAAACTCGCGGGCAATATGTATCAGGGTGGGTCGTACCGATACGACGATGAATACCTGGCAGAGATTTACCCCGAGTTACTGAAGTTCCTTTTTCAGTGGTTCGATTTCATGGTGCATCACTACGGGCACAAGCGAATCAATTTCGCTCCCGGCAATAGTGATATGGAAATCGGGATGACGGATTTATGGATCAACTTCCAGAAAAGGTTTGACCATAACCCACCTCATCAGCACCACGGCATAGTTTCATTCGTTGCCTACCTGGATGTGCCTACAAGGATCTTTGAAGCACAAGCCAAATCAAATGTGCAACACGCGGGACATATCGTTTTCCGGTATGGGGAGTCGATCAGCCCACTCAGCGTGAATATGTGGGATGTCGTTCCGCAGAATAATTTGATTCTGCTTTTCCCGGCTACGTTGGATCACATGGTTCCCCCTTTCTGGGTGGACGAGGAAAGGATCAGCGTGTCCGGTAATTTCAATATCACTGACAGAAATGTCGTTAGCCTCAACGGTGCATGATGAAAAAATCTCTTAAATCAACGGAAGAAATCGCAAAGGCGATGACCAAACCGCAGAAGTCACAACCACAGAAAAAGAGCGAGGAACCTACGGATGCTATCGGTTGGCTGAAAAAAGCCTACGTCGAAGATAAGTATTCCGGCCAGGGATCTCCGAAGGTTGGAAAAATTGGATATTTGCTATGAGCAAGCTGAATTTTGAAAACACATACGGTCGCCAGACCGATATGCTTTTTGACGAAACCGACAACACTTTCCGGTTTCAAACCCGTCAGAACGCGACACCCATCCTTGACCACAACAAACGCAAGTTCAACGACTACGGTGACAAGCTGACAACTGGCAAGCGCGGTGAGTGGCATCACGCCGCCTCCATTCCGATCACGGAATGGGAAAAATGGATGAGGCTCAGTAATGGCGAAGTGGCGAAAGATCCTCGCGTCCTTGCTGCCTTCGTCAACGACCCCGATTACAAATATTTTAAAGTGGCTCCGACAAACATTTAGGTATGAATATGAGAAACATCAACAGCAACGTCTTCCGTCCCGGCAAGACCCACACGCTTTCAGCGACCACCTCAAGCGGTGCAACCCGCACCAGTGCGTTCACCACGCAGATCAATGAGGTGATGGTGACCGCTACCGCAGCCTGTTTCATCGAATTTGGGGGAGATCCGACAGCAGCGACCTCCACAACCTACATCGCGGCGGGAACCCCGTATTTCTTCCGGGTGAGCGAGGCGAACAAGTGCGCTGCCATCACTGGTAGTGGGACTTCCTCTGTCTATATCACTGAACTGACCAGATGAAGCAAGTCGCTATCGTCGGCCTGTCTCCGTCTACCCATGATGATGCGCCTTTTGAGGATGACGATTGGGAGGTATGGGGTCTGCCGTGGGACAACGACCACTGGCCGTACTACGACCGAGCGTTTGATATTCATCCCTTGGAGTGCATAAAAGAGGCGACCCCGAGTTTCTACCAGCCGAACTATCTTCGGCGGTTGAGTGAAGATCTCCGCGACCTCGATATGCCTCTTTATATGCAAGAAGCATACCCAGAAGTTCCAAACGCGATCCGGTATCCGCTGGAAGATGTAGTAGGTGTAGTTGGAGATTACTTCAACTCGACCATCGCCTATATGTTGGCCCTCGCTATCTATGAGGAGTACGACAAGATCGCGCTCTGGGGTGTTGACCTCGTAGGGCAGGGCGGTTGGGGTCATGCAGACGAATACATGGATGAGCGCCCAAACATCGAATACCTCTGTGGTTTCGCCAAGGGGCGCGGTATTGAGATTTGGACTCCAGATGTGTGTCCGTTGCTGAAGTTCGCCGGACGCTTCCCCCTTGGGAAGATCGTCCCGCACTACGGCCCGAGATACGGCTACTTAAACAAACCCGGAGATTTTTCCGAACTCGGGCATCCCCCGAAAGACTGGAAAGGTCATTCAATAGCCCCGGCGAATAGAACATGGCAATAAGCAATTATTCCGAGCTACAAACTGCTGTCGCCAATTGGCTGGACAGAGATGACCTTTCAGCGCGGATACCGGAATTCATCACGCTTGCAGAAGCGCGATTCAATCGTGAACTCAGAATCCGCAAGATGGAGACAACCACCACGGCCTCCACAGTTGCCGGAACGAGAGCGTATGACCTGCCAGCAGGTTGGGTACAGGGTCGCAATATGCAACTCAACACCGACCCCATCACGCCGCTGGAATATCTCTCGCCGGAGATCATGGATCGCCTCTACGCGGGATCATCATCAGGCAAGCCGCTGACGTTCACCATTATCGGTGACAAATACCATCTCGGGCCATCGCCCGATGCGGTTTACA